GTATAGTTTTGATGTTGTGCCATCACAAGTAAAAGCTACAGAATTCCATTGGTTGTACCTAAGCACATCTGATACCGTTACTGATGCTCCATCAGTTCTGCCAAACAACCTAAGTCCTGTTCCATTTATGTATTCAAATGCAAAATTGTTAGTTGCATAAGCACCAGGATTACCGCTTGAAACTATTGTATTTCTTGCAGCACTGTCTCTTTGAGGTTTAACCAAAGCGAAAACTGATACACTAGCAGTTCTTAAATTTGCATTATCTGGAATTGACATATATGTGCCAACTATAAGAGCGTCGTTAATGATTCCATGTGGACTTATCAGTTCTGGCATCGTGTTCAATGTAGAACCATCTCCCATTATTGCGTTAGCTTCTGTCCCTATATTCTCTGTGACAATGTTTGAACCGTCATCGAAGGTAGCTCTCAAAGGTAAAGAAATTACTGCCTTACTTGCGTCTATCTCTGTGAATGTGTCTCTTTGGTAGATATCAGTAGTCTCGTCTAATACTAAAGCTCTATTACTGATTGAAAGGCTCTTCATTGTGAAACTACCATAGGATGTGCTTGTTCGCCCAATCTCAAAGGGACCAGTGTTGTCAAGGTTTGTGTTAGTAAAAGTCGTAACCGACCCAACTGATGCTACCCCATTTATATAAAACTTGATGGTGTCAGACCAATCTCCTACCACAGTTATATCGTACTCTGTGTTTGCATCAGCTATCCCTATAGCTGAAATAGCAGAAATCTTAACCGCCCCCCCAACTAAACAATACATAAAAATCTGTCCTGCAGCTTCTCTTCTTACATACCATCTATTATTTGCGTCTTCCCATTTAGAGAAAATATACTGTTGTGTTCCAGCCGTCGGAAAGCTAATCTTAAAGTTGAAAGAGAAATCTTCAGAGCCTAGGTTGTTTATGTTTCCATAACTTACTAGCTGAGTAGAACCATTAGTGGTTATCCCATTATCAGCAGTCAATCCACCAGAAAAAGTTCCTCCATTATCTTCAACATAATCGTCGTTGATAAAAGTCTCTCTAAACACAACGTCCTCACTCGGTCTCTGTGGATATTTTAACATGTCTTATAAGTTAGGGTTTACAATCTTTCCTCCGTCTTCAAGAGTAGGTTCTGGTGCAAGCTCTGCTATCTTAGCGTGTCGAGCCATGTCTATCTCTTTGATTTGTCCGTAAGAGAATCCTTGAGCTGAACCTTCCTTCTTTCTACGAACTGTTTTCTTAATCTCTTTGTACTCTTTCCCTTCCTTTAGGGCTGTAAGTATTGATTCGACTTCTGCCTTAGTAGGTTCTATAAGGTTGCTTTTCTTAGCTTCCTTTACTGCTACTAGGTCTTCTAACGTCTTGCTCTTTAGAGCTTTGTCTAGATTTTCCATATTATTATGGGTTATTTATTAAATTACGTCTTGCAATAAGACTCCGTATAGGAAAACTGTTGCTGTTAAGGCAGTTCCTGTGTCTGCTCCTGTAACATTGAACTTGATAACGCTACCCGCTACCTGTGCGTCGCACGTTGACATAGTAAACGGAGTAGAAATTCTCCCCGCTGTGGTTGGTGGAAGTTGTGCGGGTGAATCGATGTCGTCCCAAACGGCTTCATTCCCACCCAATGTTTGTGTTGAATCTGTGTTTGGGGCTGTTGCAGTAGTAGTATATAAGGAATAGAACTGTGGTAAGAAGGTATACCCAATTGGAACTGTGTATACTGTAGTTGCTGCTACTGATTTAAAATCGATGACAGCCCTTCCTACCATCGCCATAGCCCCAACTCTTATCATTGAAGGAACAGTGATGTCTATGTAGTTCCTGGTTGTTGGCTCTGACCCACTCAATGGTTCAGCCACCTCGATAGTGTTTCCACTAAAGTCTAAGAAATCATCTCTTGTTTCAACAGTTCCATCAGCTGTTACTCCAAAGACTGTAGCTGGTGTTCCTCCTGTTGTCTCTACAAGTAGAGCGTAGTCAGTAGAAACTAAGTCTGTTGCATCTGATTCACTTGTTGAATGTACTCCAACGAACTCACTTCCTCCTACAAGTGTAGTGCCAATAGCTGAAGCCAATTTAAAGTGATACGCATATTGAGCTGCTCCTGACCCATCATCACACATGAGGAGAAGGTAAAGAGTCCCACTATCTGGAATTGTAACATTCCCCGCATTGTTGTTTACAAAACTTCCAGTACCACTAAGTGTCATTGCATAGTCTGTACCAGGCATAACCACTGGCGAATCAAAGTTTCCAGCCCATGCAGAGAGATTAAAGTCCCATGCTTCTGTTTTCCCTATCACTGGACCATCTATTAAGACCAAGTATCCAGTTTGTGAATCACTTGTCTTTGTCTGCACTACGGTTGATAGGTCTACTGTAGTTCCTGGTGTGCCAGTTATTGACTGTAGTATATATCCTCTTTCATTAGGCCCAGTCTGCCACACATACATAGAAACTACATCATCACCACCGTCTGTTGTGAAGTTGATATAGTCTGACCCTGATGGGTCTACGGTATCTAATTCCCAATTCTGTCCACCTGTGAACTCCCAATCATTAAGGGGGTCTGTCTGACTAGCAAACGATGTCCATGCTTCAAATGTTCCATTAGTAGCTACATCAGCTCCGTCTAATAACCATTCTAGGTTATCAACCAGGAGTGAATCGCTTTGAGTATCACTTGCTCCCACAACGTCAAGCCAAAACTCTGTTGCTCCTGCAGGTAATGTTCTCTGTGTATTAGTGTATTGAGCGTATGTACCTGTAGGGGCTGCTATTTCATAAACATTGTCATCACCACTACCCTTAACTATCCAAGCTCCTGCCGTTAGGTTCCATTCGTAATCATTAGCTCCGTCAAAATAGAACGCAGCTACTCCATACTGGACTGTCCCTACCGCTACTTTTTCTTTAGCATAGAACCTAGCCTGTATTGTTTTGTTAGCTACTGCTGTGTCATAGAACCCTGTTACAGCAGGGGAAACGAAATCTCCTCCTCCAGTAGCAATCTCAGCGAAAAGCTCTATTGCATAAGTACCAGCCTGACTATCTGTACTCCTTGCCCAACTACCATCAGGTGCTGGACCATCGTTTATAAAGTCAAACACACCCCACCCATCTGGGAAAAGAGCTGTATTCTGATTTATAAAGTCACCATCTACCAACTGTTCCGTTGGTGTGGGTGTGCCCGCCACCTTGGAAGGGGTGACTATACTTTTTATAATTGATGAACTTCTATTTGCCATATTATTAGTTGTTAAGTATTAGTACATTTTCTTTACATACACTGTAAGATCAGCATCATTCCCTCCACCTGTTGAAGTAGTATATCTGACTCGTACGTCCTTAAATGCCAGCGGTGTATCTGATAAGGCAAAGAAGTCTGTGTCTACCCAACTAGCTACTCCAAATGCATCGTTTGTTATGTCCTGAAAAGTCACTCCATCATTACTAGCTTCAACTGTTACGGTCAAAACGTCAGTAGGCGTAGCACCAGAGGTTTCTCCCTGTAGAGAAAAATATCTATGTCCATCCAGAGAAAAAGAAACAGTCTCATCGCTTGTCTGCGGGATGTTAGTTTCGTCAATCAGGGTGATTGGCACAAACTGCATGTTCAAAGGATTGACCTCTGCTGTCATAATACCTTGTACCAGTGAGCTATAAGCCTCAGCCAAAAGCTCTACTGCTGTTTTAATATCAGTATTTAAAAGCTCGATTGCAGCTAGGTCAACTACTGCTGGGTCATCGTCAGCTAAAGTTACTGTTTGTGTACCTGCGTCACGATTTCCTCCATTTACGTTAGTTGCTGTTCCTGCTACTTCATCCAGGTTTACATCAGAAGCTATTCCACCTCCTCCACCTGATAATGACTGCCATATATTATAAGTAATTGTTTCGCTTGCTGTAGCATCAGCCTTCTTACCGATTACTCGGCCTCTCATATAGTCAACAAAGTATTGACCATTGTCTAAAGCCTCAGCGAAAACAATTGGATTTTCCCATTTCTTTGAATACTCTCTAGGACAAATAACCTCTTCGGTCAATGTTGTCCCAGTACCGAATGCTAAAGATGAGCTATATCGGAAGATTTCAACACTCTTAATCGCTGTGTTATCAAAACTTCCAAGTGTACCAACCCAACTCTGTGTCTCGGTAAGTCTGTTGTTCACTATATCAATAGTGTACACATCAGAACTTGCTGCTACTCCGAAGATCCATCCATAAAGAACGGCTCCGCTTGTATCAGTAGCCTTTAAAACGAACCTTTTTACAGTCCCTGTTGCACTCTCGAACATGTTCTCCAGATTTTTGTCTGGATCATAAACTACAACTTCTGCTGCTGTAGCTGTTTCAGTTAGAGAAGTTACCCAGTTTGATCCTTTTGATGGATCATTGTCAGCTTTCGCTGTGTAAACTCTGTTCTGGTCTAGCCCCCAGTAGGAAGCTACTTGATCGCCCGCTTCGGATACGATCGCCTTCATGCTGGTGGAATTGATTGTGACGGCTCCAGCAGCTGCTTTACCGTTGTAAGTCAAGGTCTCAGACTTTGATGTTACTAGCTGTGCCTCTACAGTATCAACCGCTAATGGTTGTGCAGGGCTTAGCATCTCATCGTACTGATTCCTTAAACTGGTGCTATTGCTCATATTATTGAGGTTAAATAGTTTGTAAATAATCTAAAATTTCTGCTTTCTTAGTAGTTGTCTTAACATCCATCCCCTTACTCTTCGCGTAAGACTTTAATTCTAAGAACTTGAGTGTAGTTACGTCTACCATCTCTTCGTTCACTAGAGGATCACCTACAGCCTTAGGAGCTGATTTAGCTGCTCTCATAGCAAGGAGTTGCTCTTTATTATAAGATTTTCCTCCAATTTTCCAGATTTGTGTAGTCATGGTTTATTTAGTTAATAAATTTATCATTTGTCCTACAAAGAATATCTCGTAGTGACTGCATATTAGTTTTTTTAGAAGCTTAAGTTCTTTCTCATCAACTTCAACTTCATCTACCTCTTCTATCTTACGAAAAAGGTTATACTTCTCCATTATAGATTCTTCATCCATTGAATCACCTTTAATAAGAAGAGCTGCTTTTAGCATTCTCCCCAGTGTAACCAATTGATCTTCTGATCTTTCCTTCTCAACTATCTCCCCTTCCTCTGTAGGTTCTAGGTATTTGATTTTTGTTCGTTGCTTAAACTCGCTACCATCGCGGTTTAACAGCACTGTATCAAGCTTGAGTTTCATGTGTTTTAGTTAATGATCTCATTAGAAAGGGTAAAATTTACCCTCTCTGTGAAACAATTAAGTTTAAACAACAACTCCTTGTGGATCGATCCACGCTAGAGTTACATCCATAGTTCCGTTTCCTTCAGTTACTATTAGTCCGAAATCACTAGCACCAGTAACAGTTACACGAGGTGTAGCGTCAGCTGTATGCCAAGCAGTTCCACTTACCGCACCAACATCAACACCATCAGCCGCTGTAGCAAAACAGTTAGGCGTTCCAGTGTTATATCTATCTACTGTTGAACCATCTCCAATAGTAAATGTTGCAGTAGTATCTCCTGCAAATCCAACGATGTTGTTCACAATAGCGTACAGCATAATTGAACCTGCTGGGATAGTTGTTGATAAGTCAATTTGACCAGTCGTATTTAGGTTGTCAGTAAAACTAGCAACAGGTAGAGTCTCCTGATAAATGTTGTACTTAGGGAAAGATTGCTTATCAGGCGTTACGGCACTGTCAGCAATCTTTGCTGTAGTAACGTTGTCGTCAAGAATCTTCACTGTGGTAATAGCATCAGCGTTGATTGTCACTGCACCAGCTACATTAGTAACTTCTCCAGAAAGAACGGCTGATACAAGTGTTGTACCATTACCGATAAGGAACTTATTAGCTCCCTCTGCAGCGAACTCTGAAGTAATTCCAGTGTTATCTCCTACATAGATAGACCCCTCTGCAAGGGAATCTTTAATATCTCCTTTAACTACTCCTGCTTGAGTAATTACTTGTGTTCTCCCTGATCCGTCTGGGTTAGACACCCAATACCCGTTACCAGTTGAAACATGTTCGTATTTATGTGACATAATGTTTTGGTTAATTATGTGGAAGGAATTACGCCTAGCCAGTAAGGGGTGTTTAAGCCCACCCCCAAGGCATTAGTTGAACTAAGTCGTTCCGTTTGATCCATAAATGCAGTAAGGCATATTAGATACACCTTGTTTCCAGAAACCAGTCGCGTTAGTAGTGATTGTCTCACTCTTATCTTTGATTGGTTCACGTAGTGTTGGATATTCTCCTACTCCTACGTGTAGTGGCATTCGTCCTTTAGTAGTATCCATAAGGAACCAGTAGTTTGCGTTAGCCGCAGTGATGTAAGGAGTTGAAACGATTTTCAACATACCTTCGTACACGTTGATGTCCGCTACTGCTGTTGGAGCGATCTCCTTAGCAAAGATACGGATAGCTGTTCGCTCTGTATCTGATCCTTTCTTAACTACGATAGTGTCCCATGATAGTGGGTAAGGAATTCCTGCTGCATCAGTAAACGCTCCTGCGTAAATCTCTGCAGTGTCTACTGCTGCTTCGCTCAATGCTGCTGTTGCTGCATTAGAGAAAGTAGCTCCTGACGCCCATGAGTGAGTACCACATAGCTCTACTCCATCTGGTGCTAGATAATCAGATGTGTTGTCAAATGCTTCGTTAAGCATTAGGAACACCTGGTTAAGCATGTAGTTTGTAGTAGCTAACAATAGTGTGTCTCTTTGGTTCTTAAGATATTCGTCTACTTTTAGAGTCATATCTTTACCAGCTCTTCTGTAAGTTCCTTCTGGAAGAGCAATACCTCCACCAAATCTTTTCTCTGTAAGAGTTACAGAGTAACCATCTTCTAGAGATAGTGTTGGAGGAGTCTCAGTTTCAGCCAACTCTTTTACACCACTCATTGATTCTGTTGATGTAAAGATAGTTGAAATCTCTGATGAAGCTCTCCAATCAAATAGTTCAGTCTTAGCGTATTCCATAAGTCTGTTTTTAGCAGCATTATTGAACACATGACTGATTCCTTTTACCGCCTGTAAGGCATAATCTGCTTGTGTTGTCATATTAGATTTAAGTTAAATAATGATTCCCACTTAGAATAGTGGTTTGTTGATACGTACAGTAACTCCTGAAACTGAACCAACTGTTCCAGCGTTCTCTGAAATGTCTACTTTTAGAACGTCTGTAGCAGAAGATCCCACATCAATAAGTTGTGCATCTGTTAGGTCAACCTCTGTTCCTCTTTGAGTAATAGCGAAAACTGCATCTGCTGTACCCTCAAGTGTGAAGTCATTACCAACTGTTAGTTCACAAACTGTTTCACCAGCTGCTGAACCTTTTGGACACCATGCAATAGCTGTTGTCGCTGCAACTGCGTCTACTGCAAGCCCGTTAGTCATTCCAGCGAAATCTCCTGCTGGGATAACCGTAGCCGAAGCGATAGGAACACGAGTTGTTCTCAATTGCTCACCATCTACTAATGTAAAAGCCATGTTTTATAGGTTAGAATATATCTAGCCTACTCTGCGCTGAAACCTTTAGGTAAGTCTTCGGATAATCTCTTTTCTATAGCGGTCCTTTTATCCTTAGAAATGGTCTGCCTTCTGTTTTCTCCTCCAGGCATGAACATCATTCCCTTAAGCCTACGCTCCTTTATCGCTTCATCAGTGTTCTTCAATCCATTTAGCCTTAAAGCTGTTTTAGTAGCCTTAAGTTCTGATAGACCGTCGTCCATAAACGATTCGATGTCTGCGTCGATTGACGCTTGCGTAGTGGAATCAATATCAGCTTCCGCCAAGTATCCCCTTATGATTTCAAGCTCTTCTACCGCTCTCTCCTTCTCAAGCATTTTTCTTACCCTTCCGTCGATTTCGTCTTCTGGGGGTGCTGCTTTTGAAAGTAGAGCTTTTACATCTTCCATTAACCATTGCTGGTCTGATGGAACATCCTCAAGCTTGGCCTCTCCTAGAAGGATTTTACTAGCTAATTTCTTAGCTGCTCCTTCTCGGACTTCTTGACGTGCTTTCTCCTGCTCATCTGTTTGCTGCGCTTTCGCGTCAGGTTCGATGTCAGTCACCTTTTCGGCAACCTCATCTGAACCAGTGGCAACTTGCTCACTGTCCTCATGTGTTGTGTTAGGCATAATTCCTAAGTTATAAAGTATCAGGCTTTGTAAGCCATAGTAGCTCAAAGGGCACTCCACATGCCTTTGAGCCGCTACGAACTACAAATTGTTAATGATCTACTTCTTCTTTACTGCTTGGGCCTTATTCAGTGCCTCAAACAGTTTATATTCCTCATCACACTGTTTAAAGAACATCCATAACCTCGCTAATACCTGCTCCACCGCTGCCATCTCGCTTTGTGTTGGCCCCTCTTTAAAGAACTCATGCTCCAGTTTTGTGATAACAAGGAGTAAACTATCCTTGTCCTTGTCGTATATATCTGAGAAATTCTTCAAACTTGGTATCTCTATAAGATCTCTTGCGTATTCCATCTTGCTATACGCCATCTTCTTCATATACTTCTTCAGTGCGGCCTCTATCTCTATTGGCTTTTTCTTCTTAAACCAGCCTTTTATCCTATTTATTACCTTCATTGTAGTTACATTAAATATGCCAGGAAAGTCTAAATAGGTTGTGGAACTGCTTGTCTAGGATTTACCTGTATCCGTTCTGTATCAGCTGCCACTACTCCTTCTGGAATCTCTCCACCCCCTTGCTGTGGTGCGTCTGGTCCGCCCTGTCCTGATCCACTACCAGCCAAATCAACATCATTATAGTATGCCATCTGCCTATACAGCTCTTGATACTCTGGACTTCCTGGTGCTGTTGCCCCTAGTTGTCTCTGGATCTGTGTAATCTTCATTAGATCACTTGGGATTGTTCCTGTTCGTGAGTTCACGTAACACCAGTTTTCTCCATTCTTTAACTCCTCACTTAATCCCCCCATCGTCAAGCCTCTTGGTAATTCTGCGAAACTTCCATCAGCTTTAGGTATTCGAGTTGTAAGCTGCAAAAGCTCCTTGCTCGAATTAGGCACAAACTGAGTAACCGAGTCCATTATTATCTCGATCAACTCCTGTGTCTCACTAGCATTATTTTCCATAATTTGCTTAACGAAAGCGTTGCTAGACTCTTCTTCTGCTATTACTTGAGAAGCTGTTACATTCGCTCCTCGTGCTAAATCATCTATATTTACTCCTAATCTCGCTATCTCTCTTGCGAAAGTTTCCCACATCATTTGCCACTCATTAGCCAAGCTATTAGTAAGTAGCGACTGTACCCCTATTTGACTAGCCCCTGCCCCTCCTGCTCCGTATTCCATTGGAACAACAGGCTTCTTGCCTTGAGCTCTCATCTTATAAGCGTAAGCCATCTTCTCCATAAGGTCGTCCATTGATCCTTCTGGACCACTTAAGAATGCCAATGGATCAGTGGAATCAAATGTGTGATTAGTTTGTGCGTTGAACAATCTACGCTGCATTACTGCAAGATCGTAGACCATGTCTGCTATTCCGTAGTTATAAAACTGGTCAACTGAAGGCTGACACATGAACTGACTTACTGGGATATACGGCTCCTTCATCTTCATAAATGGATATTCTTCTCCATCCCAAAGTTTTATCCTATATGCTTGCGATCCAGCGTATAATGCCATTTTTTGATCCACTATGTTATACGCCTTGGCTATCTCTAATATGTCTTCTTGATCTGTTTCTTGTGTACTGTTTGTCTGATAGCTTCCAGGAACTCTTCCGAATATACCAGCCTCCTCTAGCTCAGGGAAAAGCTTATATGCCTCTGATTTATCATACTGATATATGGTTGTCAGCTTGTATGCTGGGCGTGTTCCCCTAATACCATAGGCATAGTCATCAACATATACACTTTCATTTCTGAGCAGCTTGAACTCAATTGGTGTTGAACTGTTTTCGTCTTTTCCTACTTCTAAAAATGCGTCTCCGTAAAAAGAAAGATTGTCCACCATTCCTCCCTTATCCCTGAAGCAACTCATCAGTCGCCCTTTGTCGGCCACCGTCCTAACACCGTCCGACAGTAACTTCTCAGTCCCTTGAGTTTTAGGGATTCCTTCTTTATTAACTCCGTGAATCTGGAAGTCTAGAAACTTAAACTTAGATCTAGATCGCCAAATAACCTGCTGCAATACCTTTGATCCTATCTTCCTTGTTCCAGTCGGATCAGAAACCTGAAAACCTTCCTTGAATAAACTTCTAATGTTATCGTTCTTCTCGTCTCTCTCACTCTTATACTGATAACCGCGAGAGATCATATACAAAGAATCAGAAACGGACTTGTCATTCATTCCATCCTTATCCTTGGAGATATTTTGCACATATACCATAGCCACGTGTTAGAAATACGCGTGGAGTGCTTTCATATATATTATAAACCCTTAATTTTTGTTCGTAAACTAATAATCACTAGTTTCTTCTAAAAACTTATCAACAGACGATCCGTAGGCCACCTTATTCTTTTTAACAACAGCCAGCCCCCTCATCTGCCAAGCAATAATAACCGCCATCAATAAGTCAAAGTGTCGAGTAATCAATCCTACTGTTTTCTCTCCTAAGTCACTATTAGAATAAGCTTTCATCTCTTTAAGCACCTCTACATCGTGTATCTTGATCAGTCCATCATTGTAGTCTGTCCTGAACTCCATGAACATATTCCGCTTAGTAACACTAGTAGTTTTCCATCCAACGTTCTCGGTCTGTATAGTCTGCATCTTCTCTTCCTTGACCTGTTTGTACAGATTTGGATACCCCAACTGTTTCAGCGTAGCCCTCACTGTTCCTCCACATTCATGGTTAACCTCGAACCCATAAATACAATTCCCAAACTCTGCTCCTACCCTAGCGAACTCATGAGCTGCTAAATCGGGTGCAATCACGTTACTAGCATAAGTATAAATAAGCTCACCCGTTGTGAAATCAAATCCTGCCAATGTGTTTGAATCAAGTCCCACACCTTCCGAATGATCCGATCCTTGTCCATACCTATGATGTGATTGATAACTTGCCCAGTATTTAACTCCAGCCGCTTCTCTTGTAGGCAAACTAGCTTTTCTCATGTCTTCCTCAACCCTCTCTGTGTCGAAGAACTTGTTAACTGATCTTTGTGGATCACACATGTACTCTCCCCAGAAATCATCTGAATCGTCCTTAATCTTTTGTATATCCTTTTCAGTATCACGTTCTGGCCACAGCGGCTTCAGGTCTAAGTCTGCCAATGGATAGATTTTAGTTTCCACTGAAGGCTTGTCCATGATATGCTGAGTAGTTCCTTGATCAGAGATATAATTAGACAGCACCATGTAGCTTCCTTCTCTTGCTAGTCCATTCACTGCTTCTTCCCATCTGTCTATGATCCCCTGGGTCACCGTAGAGGACTTAATAGAGTCTCTGTCTTCCAAATCATCACCTATTAACCAATCTGGTCTATAGGCGTCTTGTATGTGCCCACGTTGAGTCTGACCAACTGTTCCTGATGCAAGCTTCCTTCCGTCCTTCATCGTGAAGCTTCCCATTGTTTCTTCTCTTTTAAGATCTCCTTCCTTCTCAAATACATCTCCGTATATTGCCCTCACCTCAACTGTTAAGTTGTATACATCAGTGACTATCTGCTTAGAGTTCTTGAAATCCTTCGTCAAAACTTTAATGTATCTCCTGGACTGATCTCTGTCGTTCAGCAGTACAAACGTGATAAACAGCTTTGCTATCGTCGTTTTAGCCAATCCTCTTCCAGCTATATCTAAAAAATTCATTCCGTAATACGACTTAATCATATTCCTAATCATATCATCGTGGAACTCAGCAGACTTACACTGAAAGAATCGTGGATAGTTGCCACGACAAAATATCTTGAACTTCTTCAGTAGTAATCCTTCAGATGTTGTTCTATCAAAACCATACAGTTCCATCTTCTCAGCTGGAGACCCTTCAAGTATGATCTTCTCTATGTACTGTTTAGCGTTTTTCATTTTTAGATTTCTTTAATTTCAATACATGGCCAGTACAATACCTCATTACGGCTGACACAATATGCCCTTCCCATTCACCACTAGAATCGTTTATGCCTAGAAAGTCCGCTATATATTTAGCACAGTGAACGGCCTCATGAGGAAGCGTAGACAACACACTCTCTTTTCCAAAGCCCTCGTCTATCGTTATGAGTGGGTCGCCACTAGGAAGTGAATTAAAAGCATTCCCTCGGCTTTTCTCACAGTGCCCTAGTGCCTCTTCATAACTCCAGTCATGTACATATTTAGCTATCTTCTTTGCCCTCTGCTCGTCGTTACCAAAAAACACTCTTATCTTGTATTCTTCTGTAAACACTGGAACTGTTATTAGTTTCATTTATTATAGAACATTTATTCTTGTTTGTAACCTTCTCCGTCGAGAGGATCAAGTCAATAAGCCATTTCAGCATTTTTTCACCCTAAATATCCTCAAGTGCTTTTTTAATCTCCTCAACCTTCTCCACATTCACCACGGTTACATTAGTCTGTTTCTGCGTATTATGCTTCTCGTAGCGCCCTTTAAGCTTATTGTAGATCTCAAGTCCACCACGTTTAGCTGCAAGATCATCTTGTTGTGAAACTAAGAAGCTTAATTCGGCATCAACTGATTCATCAGAAAGCGGTCCAAGATCTAGTAGTTCACGTATTCTCTCTAAAAGCTTGGGTTTTCTCAAGTTTTCAGAAGAGATTGAGGAAGCTACGTTTTTGTTAACTGGTTTCTCGTCTGAACCGTAAGCAGCCATAGCAGCCTTAGTGCCGTTCCCCATCTGTTCGACATATAGGTTACAGAAGAGTTCTTCTTGTTCAGATAGTATTTCGCCTGACTTGGTTTTTCCTGTTAATGGTGTCTCTCTAGTTCTTTTCGGCATCTATAAGTTGTTTAAGTTTTTGTGGGATAAATGAAAAGTTAACCATTCCTACATAGTAATCTTTGTAGGGCATTAGTCCGAATCTAGTAGCTAGATGTTCCATTACTTGTTCTTTGGTTACAGTAGGAGATCCTTCTTCTGCGGACTCAAACGTCTTCTTAAGCATTTCGTCTGCTCGTTTGTTTAGATCCTTGTTTAGCTTCTTGATACCTTTAAGAATGGCCTTGTCTGTCTTCTTTAGCTCGGCGACTAAGCCTTCTGGGTAATCAACTACTACTACTTCTGTTTTTAATACTTTTTTCTTAGGCATATTATTTGTTGTTTTATTTAATTTTCTTGAATTGTGGTGGGCTACAGTCACATCCTGCGTATCCTCCCTCTGCACAGTCCTCACAACGCTTTTGTCCACAATCTACACACTCGTAAGTGGCTTCCACATCTTCACATCCTTCACATTTTGTCATTGTTGTTTTATTTATACATAGCTTCTTACCTGTGTATAGGGTTAGCTGTTTTGTCTATATTGTCCTATTTACTATTAAGTTTAAATCTAACCGTCATCTCTGTCTTATCCAGGGATGTGCTCTCGATTATTGCCGTTGCATTCGGCCCGACAGTAAATAACTCAGAGACACCCTTATTCCCCGTAGGATCTCCAAAGGAAACCTTATTACCAGCTGGATCTCCAATAAACCTTTTCCTGTGCATAATTTACTAATTAAATTTAATTATAAACTGATTATATACTAATTCCCAACACCCTCAGCAGAATCGTATACAGGGCTATTATTCCTGTGCCACTCGTTATGACACCCCCTGCACAACCATTCTACGCTAAGTTTTTTTCTATAGTCTTTGTGATGAGCGTGGACATCTTCTGTACAGCCACAAATGAAGCATGGCCCTTTCACCAGGAAGCCCTTGGTAATCGCTCTTCCAACCGCACCCTTTGCGAGCTGCCTTTCTCTATACCTATCGTCCTCCGCATATTTGCGACGATAATACTCCCTCCCCATTGGTGTCCGTGACCGCCCCGTCGCCCTATCAAGAACCTTCTTTCTAAACACGTCATCAGAATAATACCTCTTCATCTTTGTCTCATCACTCTTGAGGTTATGACACCCCTTGCATTTCGAATACAGGCCGTCTCTACCCCTCTTGTCTTTGTAGAAGTTGTCATGCGAAAGCTCTTTTTTACACAAAGTACATGTTTTCATATTCCTATGATACGGCATTGCCCCCTGAGTAGTCAAGCTAAACAGGGGGATACACCGACCTCATCTCGCCATTTCTGGCGAATCATCCCTATGAAAAGATGTATTCCTCGGATTCTCTCCGAGGGTGCTAGGAACTATAATTTTAAAGATCACTTCTCTTCGGGAACCTTTTCCATCTTACTTTTAAATGTGCCAAGAACAATGTCCTCAATCTTCTGCTCAAGTACAACGCTGTGTAGCCTGTCTAAATAAGAATTCATTGCAAGCTCGATAGTGTCTACCTGCTCAATAGTTGGAATCTGGCCTGACTCCATCTTCACCTCTGCTGAGTTGTCGTCTACAAGTTCGATTATTATTTTCATAGGCTTGGGTTACCTTCACCTTTATTATATATAACGCTATTGTGGTTGGCAAGGTCATTTAAGTAATTAGTCATGTTTTCATTTGCCTCATCTACTGTGTCAGAAGTTTGACTAACAAATGTTATGTACCTATCACATTCTGAGCACGTTGCCCTAAGCATTACGTTATACTTTGGAATCCTTTTGTCTGTAGCTTGAAGTTCGTGTGTGAACTTTGCTATCTGTGGAGTTATTATTCCATCTACGATTTTCTCGCAGCGATTACATCTGATTTTCATAATATATTTGGTTAATAATTATCGTAAAAACTTCCTTTCTTAAAGTAAACATTGCACAGTGACAGCTGTCCAAAGTCTCTATCCTTTTCTTGCCTAACAACGAACATAGAATTCTCCATTGGTGTTGCATCAATGTCGTAGGTTCTAGAGCAAATAAGAGCACTATCGCAGTTGTGGGTTATCTTTCCACTGCCCCTAATCGAATCAATCCCAACCTCTTTTCCTTTTTTCTTATGATGTAAAACTATAAGCGGAATTTCGTTTTTCTTTGGGAAATCCATTAGCTCTTTTGCTACCCTGTTTTGCTCATTGTATTCAGAAACACCATTGTCTTTCTGTATCAAATCAAAGTTGTCTATAAAAACAATATCAGGAGAAACGCTCTTGATTATTTCAAACATATTTTCAACCGTTGCGTCTACTCCAGCCATTCCTCTTAACACTAAATTCTTTAAACTCTTTACCTCACCTATTCTCCTGTGATAAGCTTCTTTTTTAGAATCCACAATCGTCTTTCTGTTCCTCTATTCATTTTTCTTTATTGAAGCAAAGCCCCTGGCGAGCCTATTATATATCTCATTTTCGGTCATTTCTAGTGATAGAAACAAAACCTTCTTTCCTTCAACTGCGTTCTTCCATGCTACGTCAAAACAAAATGTAGTTTTACCAGCCCCAGTGTCTCCAGCCACGATAATAAAATGATGTTGCTGAATAGGGCTAATGCTTGAATTGAGGTTTTCTGTTCCCCATGTAAAAACTTTTGCTTCTGCATCTATATCTGCAATAACTTCATTTTCAGTTAAAACTTCTTTCACGACCTTTTCTGTTTTCCTCCCCTTCACAACATCATCAAGTCCATATTCTTCTTTGATCCACCTGTAAGCTTCTTTGTTCGTAACTCCTAGAATATCAGAAACAACTGTTATTCGATTACCCTGGAATGGTTCGTGACTAGAACTGGCTAAGAAGTTTCCATCACCAGTTTTGCCCTGATGTGTACCAGTCAGCCTACCATCAAGAATCAATCGTTTCTTGTCATCAAAAGAGGCTGTCCTGCCAACACTTGCAAAAGCCCTGATAACAAGCTCCTGAAAATCCAATCTATCAACCTCATTAGCCACATCGCCTTTTTTATATTTAGGCTTCTCTACCTTTGGGGCTTCTGGTTCTTCGTATGGGAACGCTTCTCTCATAAACCAGATAGGGTATTTTTCATCAGAGTATTCATCAACGGTCACCATGAACGGATCGCCCTTCATGTGATAATAACCTGGAAGCCTTATCACCCTAGTTAAATCCTTAACTTCATCACCAGCACAACCATATTGTTTTGACCACTCAATAATGCCTTTAATAAGCCATGTCCAATTCTGACGTGTGTTATCGTCGATCTCAGCCCCTTCGAGTGTCCAGATAGGCTGAACACCGTTTTTCGTATTTAAAATGAAATTAGGCGTGATTCTGTCGCTCAGAAGTGCATTTGTGATGAGGGTTCGACGCCTGTCGTTCTCCTCTTGAGAAATGTTGTCACCTTCTTTTGCAAAATCTAAATCTGCAAATGCTGCGTTAATTGAAACTAGGTCTCCTAATTTTCTACCATCCTTGAATCCGTTTGGAGTGAAATATATTCCGCAACCAGACTTGTTTAGCTTTCTGAATTCGGTTTCATCGTATTCAAAGAATATCTTTGCATATCCTCCAGCATCTGTTCGATCTTTGAATGTTTGAAATACTGTGTTTCTAAAGTTTTGTAGGAATTTCATAGGATTTTGTTAATTATTTTTGATAGAGCATCTATACCATGCTTTTTTATAAACATCGCATCGTTGCAGTTTACAGATTTGTAATATGCTATTAAATCATTTTCAGCAGCTTCAACAGCTATATCAGCTTCATCTTCCCAAGCTCCCCCGTTTAGCCACGAAGCAGGGTATGGAATGAATTGTCCACCTTGCTTTTTCCATTCTTCAGAATTTTTCTGGACTTCAACAGCTTTTAGCAAATCCTCGAGCGGAACTTTTACTTTTTGAAAAGCTTTGAATGCAGAAGCCTTGTTTTTCCTTTTCGGATAAGCTTTCCAAAACTTTTCAAAGCTCACACTCAAAAGATTATTTTTATTATTATTTATATTAGTATTATTGTCTCGGATTTTCCGAGAGGTCGGACTCGGATTTTCCGAGACCCCTTGTCGGACTTTCCGAGACCCTCTCGGATTTTCCGAGTCTAAGTTAAACTTTCCTGATAACAGAGCCGATTCTTTTCCTTTAAAACCAATTAGCCAATCATGTTTATTAGCTATCATTTCATTAAAGCTATCCAGCGTTCTAATGTACCCAGTTACATCATCTCTTTCTATTAGGCCTTTTGCTTCTAACGTTTTAAGTATGCGGTAAATAGTATCTGGATTAACATCTAAGACATCAGCTAATTTTTTCTTACTCATAATGCACCAATGTCCATATTTTTGATTATTTGAAAGGTGATAAACAGTATCAAGCAAAACGTATTCCTGAATAGACAGGCATAAAGCTTTTCTTAATGGATGAATTATGGTTGTATACATGTTTTTAAATTATAAACTATCCACCCCCACTGTCAGAAGTTCGACACCAAAAACAGTGGGAGTGGGCAGCCTACAATTGTGTTCCAGTAATTGATTTAATTTATGGTGTCGATTAGTAACTGACACAATCCTAACAAACATTTTAAACATTGTAAAGAACATTTATATTGACACAACCTATATATAACAATATAGTACAGGCATGGAGAGATTAAACGTACAAATATCAATGGAGGACTATAACGTGCTGATAAAACCAGTGCAAAGACTTAATCAATGCAGAGAGGCTTTTCTTAGAGGCAGGGATCGACACCAGAACATGGCGGACAACACTAAAGACTTCTTTGAGAATGAGCTCTGGTATGAACAAACATTTAAACCATTTAGATGAAATACCTAAAAGACATAAAAGACTGGCAAGAACTCAAGAACCAAGTTGTTTGCGGTTGACCTCATGCTAAACAAAGTGTAATATGGCGGTGTTAATAAAAACACTATGCCAAAAAGCTATAAAACGAAATGGGTGAACGGAAAGCAGGTTAGGTTGCACAGATGGATTATGCAAAAACACTTGGGGAGAGGGTTATCAGAGAGTGAACTCGTGCATCATAAAAACGGGAATATCCACGACAACAGAATAGAAAACCTTAAAATAACAGACAGGTCTATCCATATAAAAACGCATAAAATAGGAGTAGAGAGCAGATACAAAAAACAGCATTTTTTACCAGAGGTTGAAATATGTGAAGAATACGAAAAAGGAAAGTCAATAAACGAGTTGAAGAAGAAATACAAGTGTTCAGCTTATCCTATCCGAATGATACTACAAAAACATGACATTGACACCTTGAGCAGAAAACACAACAGGAAGGAAAAAGGAGTGTGTAAAATCTGCGGAGAAAAAGAGTACAACAACTTATTGTGCAGGAAGCATTACATGAAAAACTATCACTATAAACGTAAGCATGGTAAAAACATTGAAGGATTTTAGTCATTGGACTGAAATGAAAAATCAGATTATCCAAGCGGATTGCCTTGAGGGAATGAAGCTGATACCCGATAAGAGCATTGACTTGGTTTTGACCGACCCCCCTTATGGGATAGGGGTTGCAAAGGGAGGGGTGCATGGAGAAACAAAGACGGCCCGAAAGGGCTTTGCAAATAAAACATATGGCGACACCTCTTGGGACAAAACTACTCCAAAAAAAGAAACCTTTAACGAGGTGTTCAGAATGAGCAAGAACCAGATTGTGCTTGGGGGAAACTACTTTGACCTCCCCCCTAGTCCATGTTGGATTGTTTGGCACAAAAAAGTGAATGACAATTCTGACTTTGCAGACTGCGAACTCGCATGGACTTCTTTTAAAAGTGCGGTCAGATACTTTCAATATGGGTGGATTGGCCTAGACTATATAAACGGAACAAAGGATAAAGCCGAGCTTAGGACCCACCCCACTCAAAAACCAGTCGCGCTTATGCGATGGATAATAGAAAACTACAGCTAGCCAGGAGACCTAATCTGCGACCCCTTCATGGGAAGCTGGACAACAGCAAGGGCGTGTAAGGATTTAGGCAGAGACTTTATAGGATTTGAATTATCAGAAGATTATTGCAAGGTTGGGGAAGAAAGATTAAGACAAGAAGTATTATTTTAAACATATAAAAATGAAGACGCTAATTACATTCGGTTGCGATAAAACCGAACACGAAGAATTTAAGAAGTATTGTGACGTAAACGGGTACTCACAATCCAAGTATATTCGACTAGCCATAAACGAAAAGACAGAAAAAAGAATCTTTAAAGTATAAAAAGACTTGACTATTTCTATATAAAAGAATAGTATGAGTTCGAGAGTGATTCATAGAGCAAACATACGCCCTGTAAGTAATCGTTCTCGCCACAACATTTAACCACTATACTATGTTGAAAATCGTAACCACCGTAGAGCTCGGTACACTTGAATACAAAGTGGAAAGCTCCGACTTTGATGTCCATGAGGAGAAGCTGGAAGCTGTTAAGGCTTTGGTTGAAAGAAAGCACAAGCTTCCTGTTTGTATCTGGTGCAAAGAAAGAATTGAAGACGACAGTATCGATGATAAGTTTTGCTGCCTAGAGTGTGCAGAGGCTTATTACGAGAACATGAACGAAGCATCACATAACCACAACTAATCATGAAAAAGACACAAACAATTAAGATCGGTGGAGGAGCCGACTATGCAAAGGTTGCAGACAGGCTAAAACTGTTCAGAGAAGATTGTCCAAACGGACTAATCGAAACAACTCCTACTATCGAAGGAACTACTATAATGTTTAAGGCGAGAATCCTTAAAGACAAGGCTAAAGAAAGTTCAGCAGAGGCATCAGGGCATGCTATCGGAGAAAATAAAGGGCAAAAGGCATTTGAGAAAGTAGAATCAATTGCCGTAGGTAGGGCACTAGCAATGCTTGGGTACATGGCAAGTGGAGAAATCGCAAGTTCAGAGGAGATGGAAGAGTTCCAGGAATACGTAGAAGAAAAGAGACAGGAGGAAATGCTTACTATCCAAGCAGAGCTTGTAGAGATTAAAACAATCGAGGAGCTCAGAGAGTTTTACAAGAAAAACGAGGGCAAAGGTAAAGAGGTTGCAGCCCTTATAATGAACAAGAAAAATCAATTAACAAAAGAACAATGATTATACATGACGTTGAACAGGGAACACCTGAGTGGCTAGAACTTCGTAAGGGGCGCGTTACAGCCTCTCACGCCACCGCAATCGCAACAAACGGTAAAGGACTCGACACTTATGTTTTAGAGCTTATGAGCGAGTATTATTCAAGCGGAGAGAGGGAGTATTATTCTAATGCCGATATGGACAGAGGCAATGAGCTGGAAGAACTTGCAGCATCTGCTTATGAAATGGAAGTAGGAGTAGAGTTAGAAAAGGTTGGATTCGTAGAGTACAACGAGTTTGTGGGGTGTAGTCCTGATCGGCTGGTGGGAGAAGATGGACTTGTGGAAATCAAATGCCCAAACGACAAGAACTACTTTAAATTCCTTTTAGAAGGAGAAAAAGCAATCAGTACCGACTATATGGCACAAATGCAAATGCAAATGCTAATAACAGGAAGAAAGTGGTGTGATATGGTGGCTTATAACCCCAATTTTGAGAAGTCTATCTTTATCCACAGGGTGTTTGTTGACGAAGATAAACACGCAAAGCTCTTGGAAGGATTCAAGTCGGCAGAAGGAAAGATTAAAGCTATTAAAAATCAATTAACCAAATAATCATGTCAGAAAGCAAGTTGGCGGTAATACTTGAAGAGAATCAAGTAGAAAACGCAACAGAAGTGAAAGAAGTGTTCTCCCCCTTTTTTACAGAGGTTGAGAAGGTAAAGCAGGTGTGCATGGCTATTAAGATTGAAGACGTTTCTCAAGTTGAAGAAATGGAGAAAGCTAGAGAGTACAGGCTCAGTCTTAAAAAGCTAAGGGTAGCTGCAGACAAAGAAAAAGCGAGGCTGAAAGAACAGCCGCTGAGGAAGTGTCAGGCGATAGACGCCCTAGCTCGATACTTGAGGTCAGAAATAGAACCACTTGAAGCCCACCTAACAGAACAGGAAAAGTATGCAGAAAGAAAAGAACAAGAGCGGAAAAATAAATTAAAGGAAGAAAGGGAACAGGAGCTTGATAAGTGCGAAGCTGATTATCAGTTTGTTGATTTGGCTGAAATGCCAGAAGATAATTATAAAACTTTCCTTAAAAATACGAAAGAAAGTTTTGAGTTACGCAAGCAAAAAGAGAAAGAAGAAGAAGACAAAAGAAAGAAAGAAGAGGAGGATGAGCGGAAAAGGCAAGAAGAGATTAGGAAAGAAAACGAGAAGCTAAAAAAAGAAGCAGAAGAAAAAGATAAAGCCATTGAGGAGGAGAGAAAAAAGGCTCAAGCCGAAAGAGAAAAGGTTGAAGCAGAACAAGAAAAGAAGTTAAAAGAAGAGCGTAAAAAACTGGAAAAGGTTGAAGCAGAAATGAAAGCAAAAAAAGAGGAGGAGGAGAGAAAAGAAAAGGAAAAAGCTGAACAGGAGAAGGCAGATGAAGAAGCAAGATTGAAAGCCGAGAAAGATGCCGCACTTGCTCCAGACAAAAAGAAACTTGACCTGTTAGCGGTAATGGTAACCCAGATTGAACTGCCAGAAGTCAAAAGCAAAGAAGCAAAGGCTATTATCGTAGCAGTTGTAGAGCTGCTTAATAAGACCTCTAATTATATCAAAGAAAAAACAATTAACCTTTAAAACATGTCAGAAATCAAAGAAATCAGGGATGTCCTTTATGGAGAAGAATACGAAAAGGGCGGAGAGAAAAAAACAAAATGGACTAAGTGTGGAACGATGTTTATCAAAGACACGAACATCGGGATCAAGTTGACAGCAATTCCACTTGGGACACAGAACCTTGTAGCCTTCCCGCCAAAGCCAAAGGAGGAGCAGCCAGCCAAAGAAGTAGAAAAAGACAGTGGACTTCCATTCTAACCACAATCCATGACATCAGAAGAAGACGTAAATAAGATTTTCGGAATTAAAGACAAGAAAAGGAGTTTACTTCAGAACGCATCCTTGCACCTTTACTTTACGCTACTTGCAGAGGAGTTAACTGGTGCAGGGTACAACTTAAAAGAAACACTGGAAAACATAAGACTTGATATACCAGTGACTCCAATAAGCGTTAAGGAGAACATATTTAAGCCTGTACTAAAGGCTATGACTGGAAAAGACTCGACTACCCAAATGACAACAGGGGAAATTACGACAATCTGGGAAGCACTAAACCTGGCCCTTGGAACTAGAATGGGTATACACGTTCCGTTCCCTTCACAGGAACAGACAGGGGCTTATCAAAAAAGCCTAAAGAAGTAGTTATAGATTTCTTGCGGAGGGACTTCTGTAGTGGTTAGCCCTTCGCAACAAGTTTATAATTAACCCCCTCGATTATGAACGTAAAAAAACCAGAAAGTTCCGAACCCGAAAGAAGTAGACTATCTTATCGGGATCACATTGTCCGTAACAAGAAAAAGCTACAGATAAAAAAGATGAGCCTTTACTGTCAAAACGCCGTAGAATTACTAATTAAACCACCCAAAAATGACTGAACTAAGAAACCCTGACACCCCAGTCAATGTACAAAGGGGACAACTAGTAGGACAAGAGCTGGTTGAAATCTATTCACAGAAGAAAGACCCCATCATGCAGCTTGACCCTGATAGTAGAGGGCAAGTCCAGCTAGTATTGAGTGACATGATGTTCCAGCTTACTCCTGAAGATGCTATACGTGCAGGATTAAGGATGGAAATGAAGGAAGACGGAATGATAAATGACCCCACCGTACTAGGAGATGTAGTAGGAGGCCAATCAGTCTTTGAATTCTCTGGCTATGCAGAGGCTCGTGACTATGAATTTATGAGAGCTGTTTTAAATGGAATAGTTAACGAGTTCAAGAGTAGGGCAAAGTATGCTATCTCTGCGGACCATCACGTTAGAGGGAGAGATGAAATAATTAAATCATAACTTTATAAGGATGAAAATCACAATTGACATTGAGCCAGTCAACAGCAGAGAAAGAGAAGAGTTTTTGGAAGCGGTTAGGGATTTGGCTGATTTGTATAATGCTGAACTATGGGAAAGGCCTTAACACTTAACTTTATAAGGATGAAGAACGAATGCGAATACTGTGACGATAGGGAGTGTGAAGATTTAATGGTTGGTAGACTTATGACCGTTGACCCTAATTCAGACGTGCCGTATTTAACTATTAGGCCCCTTCGGGTCGCAACCTGTATAAAAGTAACTCAAGCGCTGGAAAATGCACAACAATGGATACAAAAAGTTCAACGAAACAATGACTGATGCTGACGATACCAGGACAGAGCTAGAGAAATACTTTGACTGGGTAGATAAAGATGCAGTCAACCACAGAGAAAGAAGATTAGAAAGGATAAGGGACATGATAACAGGGGTGCACCAATGGACTAGACTATACGCACTGGAACTAATTGATAAAATAGATATAGACTGGAATATAGAAAGAATAAAGAGGTTTACAAGGACTAAAGTAAAATAATGCTTGACAGTTTCTATATAAAAGAATATACTAAGTTTGTCATTATAATTTAACCTCAAAATCTATGACAACTGTACTACTAGCGATAGCCTTCGGGTTCCTGTTCGCTCTTCTGATTATGCACCAGATTAAAAAAAGCCCAGCATGGGTTGCAGACGTGGTGGTAATTGCTATGTTCGCAGCTCTTCTTGCAAAAATGTTATTTGATTATTTTTCTTAACCAACCAAAATATGGAAACAGAAGTGATGACTGAAGCTACCGCAACCTTCTTATACACACCAGCAACCTGGGCTGTATTCGGAGCATTGATGGCAACAGTGGCCCTGTACTTTATTTACAAGCACTTATAATTCTTAACCCAAACATTTATGTTGGGAAAAAAACTTAACAATCTTATACCTTCAATAGTGGGGTATAGCCTAGTAGTAGGTTTCGTAATAACTATTATAGTGTGTGCATTCACGGCTGGTGATCTTTTCTATGACGGATTTGAAGCCCTTGGGTACTGGTTGGCCTGTGCGTGGATGTCAATTCTTGGGTACGGTGTTCCTTACCTAATAGTTCTAGGTCTACAAAAGTATCTGAAATAAAAATTAACCCTCATTCCTTATGAAATATCTAAAAACACTTACAGTCCTTTTAATAGGGCTAATGCTCGGATCAATAGTTCACTTCTATGCTTTCGCTGATAAAGTGTCAGTAGAACTACGTGAAGCAGCTTATGTGCAAGCAGATGAGCTTGTAGTTAAACACAAAGTATCGCTAGGCAACAGGTACGCAGAGCTAATGCAGGAACTAGCTGCTGTAAAAGAAAAACACAAACCTTTAATTGAAGATGAAGAAGCACTGCTTGCTCAAGCAGAGACTCTAAAATGTAATAAAGAATCCGACTTAGCAGGTGCTAAATTATCTGCATTTGCCAATAAAGATATATCCCTAACCCCTGATGATGTTAAACGATTATCGGAAAAAGTCCTTTGGACTTGTGGTGAGGATAGCCCCAACGCATCGCTAGAGGCGGAGGCTGAAATGCCTCCTGCCTCTGCGGTAGACACTGCTGTGTTCATCCCTGACCCTCCTAAGAAAGAGCTTTGTACAAAGAACGATGTTGGAGAAGACCAGCAGCAGTATGTAAGAATGGCAGCTGAAATATCTAATAATGATTTAGATTTTCTGACTACCCTAAATCAGGAGAATGGCCTATGGGATCCAGGAAGGAAAGCATACGGCAACGAAGACTCTTGGGGGTTCTGCATGTTCAATAGAATCTGGCACTCTAAAACAGTGGATGACCCTAGGTTCTTTACTGATCCTGAATGGCAGATGCAGAAGTGCTGGAATGCCTACAAGGGCGGAGTTAGGTTCTACGGATACGATGTAAGAAAAAACAGTTACAATAAATTTACTTGCCCATCTAACTAAACAATCATGCAAACTACAATAGACTACCACTTGGAACGAACACAGATTGAGCGTAAACTTAAGAAGACAGAAACGCTCGTGTACAACGTCTTAAAAGAAAATCCACATCTAAGGTCAATCAAACGTAGAAACGACCTTATACGGGCTATGTGGGCTAAGCATGGTGACATACCAGCTGAGAGTATCACTAGAGCAGCCAGGTCACTACAGGCTATGGATGTATTTGACACCGAGGACAATCAAACACACAGGGCAAACATCGAACAAGCATACCGTAACAATTTTGCACAATGATCCTGTCAATAGACGTAGGAAAAAAAGGGGCCATGGTTGTGTATGACCTTAGAGAGAAGAAGTTCATAGACAAGATTGACTACTCCTTTGTAACAAAGGCAGATCTGTTCGTAAAACTAAACTACCTTGTAAAAAAACATCTCATCAAGGGAATGATTATCGGAGAGGCTTTTGGACAGAAGGTTGTTGTCAAGAGTCATTCCAAGTTCTATGGAGTGATTGAGCTTGTAGCAGAGCACTATGACATGCCAACAATCTATGTTTCAGACAGGACAGCCAGGGCCATAGTGCTGGGCAAAGGCAATGGAAATAAAAAAGAGATGGTCAAGGAATACTTTAATGAAGATAACCAGGACATAGCTGACGCTATGCTCTTTGCTAAATGGTATGAAGAAACAACTTAAAGAATTTCACAAACAGGTGTGTGAAAGAGATATGTACATTTGTAGAGTGTGTGAGAAAGACTTCGACTACCCTATGTACTTTGATGAAAGCGGAAAAAACCAATATGTTTGTGGCCATCACATAGAAACGCAAGGGGCAAACCCTGCTATGAGAGAAGACCCTATGAACGGGGTGTGCGTATGCTCACCATGCCACCTAAAACTTCACAACGGAGAGAAAAAACTCTGAGTCCAGTAAACCAGCTAGTCCTATCATACCAAGCACCTTCACATCTTGTGTGACCTAATACCAGGTAATCATAGGATATAGCCAGTTCACGCTCATGTCTCTAACTTGTTTTGTCTCCTCGATTATAATACCCCCAGGAGTGTATGTAAAGTTTGCTATAAGCTGTTATTCTGAATAGTCCCTTTGTAGGTGATCAGATACGGAGAGAAATCCCAGTATCCAAAATATCCATTATCATAATTCTCAACCTTCCATAGCCAGATGTTTTTTCCTCCTGGCTGTAGTGTTCTTAGCCCAGTATGGACGTGAGGCCCTGTTGAGTAGCCCGTATCCCCACTCTTACCAATCATTTGTCCTTGAGACACCTTAGTCTTATCTTTTAACAAACAAGAGCTCATATGGCCTATTACGCACTCTAGCTTCTTGTAAGGGTTTCGTATCTTAACATGTAGTCCGTATCCGAACTTATCTTCTTTTACTATAGCCTCTCCATCCATTGGAGCGTATAATGGTGTGCCCACTGGTACTCCGAAATCTATTCCATTGTGTCCCTTCATTCCGAAAGGTTCATACATAGGGGAGTTAGCCCCGAACCACTGTGATACTCTTGGCCGCTTCTGTATCCAGTCAGTTTGTAGTACTGCTGAATTCTGCACTGGTGAAATAATCATACCTCAATTGTTACATCATAAATTGAATAACCTCCTATACAGATTCTATGGAATCCTTCCATTGGGATATTCTTAACTGACTTATTTTTACCCCAGCTGTTGTGGAGCCCATACTTCTCTTTTGGATTTTTATTTTCATCTTTTGTGTTATCGAAACCCCTCATGGCAATAGCATGGTTGCTACCAGTAGGGTCGCCGAGGTCGTCAGGAACCTCAATAGTATCTCCCTTTGGAGACAGGTCTACATTTTCATACATCTTTAGTCTTGCAAGAATAGGGCCGTGGAGTTGGAGTTTCTTCATATATGTAGCAGGGGTGTTCTTGTACAGTCTCCCAAATCCTTTGATATAAACTACCTCTCCATTTAGAGTTGTATACCCCCTGTATACCCCCGTCCACATCAGCCATGAGTACCTGCTCTTCCTGTTCCCTGGCAACTTCCTTTCCTTCTCCATCCTTTCAAACACTTCGTACATGTCGAACTCTACATCTATCCCAAACTTATTCTGTACATGTTCAGCTAGTATTGTAAAAAAGGCATGAACCGAACATGTCGGCCCTTTCTGTTTATAGACTTTAGCTGGTTCGAAATCAATTCGATCGGCTTGCAGCATATAGTTGTGGTTATATTACCCCTTCCCTCTGTAAAGCTTGCGTGGAGCTACCTTCTTGGCAACAGAGCTTGATCCTCCCCATTTTGCAGGAAGCAATCCCTTTGAACCAGCTATTTTCTTCATATTTCTCATTGCGCTAGCTCTTCTTGGAACCCCTGCCATTTTACTTACAAACTTACCGATTTGTCCTGCTTTTGCCATATTTATTAGTTAAGAAGTGTGAACCGCCTATTATTATCCTCCCCAAAAAGAGAATATACAAGTTTATTTATAATTAAGTATTGGCAAGCCTATGAGCAGGAAGGTACATAGTAGGCTTTTTTATATAAAAAACTATTGACAAGGTTTTGGTTTTCCTATAGTATATAGATGTTCCTTGATTAGTTCCTAACCACTACAACCATGAGAACACAACCCACCGCTGGAGATCGGCTGTTTAAAATGATGGCCTTCCAGTACAAGCCGATTGAAAAGGCGATGATTGCCTTCTGGAAACGAAACGGCTTCCACAAGGAGTTTATGCCTAAGTACAGGAAAATGACTGGTGTTCAAAAGATCAGAATCTTGGACATGCACGCTGAAAAGTGTGGACTTTAATTATTTTAACCCCATTTATTATGTCAGTAATTAACTTCTCAAAACAGGAAATAGTAAACATGATGGAAGCAGTAAAGGACTGTGCAACCGACGGGATCTACGGGATAAAACACTCTATTGTTTATTCAGAAGCTTATATGAGGAAAATGAGGCACGAAGAAGACGAAAAAAAAGCAGTAGACTCATTGATCGAGTGGATGTTTGACCACTTGCACAAAGCTAATCTATTCGCCTATGTCTCACAGTATGGAGAAGCTATAGAAAAAGGAGAGCTAGACGGTGAGTACCCAGACAAGAACAAATCTTATGGCTCTACGGTTCTAGTTGGACAATTAAAATCTCTTAATTACAACCTTGCGGACAACGCAGGGAATATGTTTGTTGAGCCTCTCTACTACGATCTCCTCGAGACAATCATTAACGCACTAGCCTCTGTTTACTTCGAGTCTCACACTGACGAATCAGACCGTTACTAATTACCAATAACCACTAAAACTATGACCAATCCAAACTGCCCTAAGTGTGGCGAAATGATGTCTAAAGGCTGGATCGACGGCTTTGTTACCAAGTATTCCTGTCGGCACTGTAAAGAAGCCAAGGCAAAAGAAGAGCTAGGCAAGGAGATAAAGAAGACTCAAGCCTGGTTCAAAGAGATGGACAAGAAAATGAAAAAAGATTTTAGCCTTTAACAACAATTACTATGAGAAAATTCCACGATGCCATCAAGGTTAAATGCACCAAGTGTGACATGGGCCCCTATTGGACAGAGGATGATCCTGAGAAAGTATGCTGCAAGTGTAGAGGTGATGTAGTAGAAGACATGGGAGGAACATTCGACTATGACTGGAAGAAGCAACTTGATACGGCCTAAACTTTATTTACTTCTTAAGCTAAACACTATGACCACTAACAAAAAAACAATATCGATAGATTTCGACGGCACAATCTGCAAGAAGCAGTCATACGGAAATGGAGAGATTCACGAGACTCCTACAGAGGGAGCCCCACAGGCTCTTTCAAAACTTAAAGATGACGGGTATAATATAGTTGTCTACACAGTAAGACTCAATCCATATCTGGAAGGTGACGTGTCTCTCAAGAAGAAAAGAATAGAAGATTGGCTCGATAAATATGGGATACCCTACGATGAAGTTACCAACAACAAACCATCAGCGATAGCCTATGTAGACGACAGAGGAATAAGGTTTGAGGGGAACTGGAATTCAATCACTAATTATTTCATTCAATAACACAAATACAATGGAAGATGGTATCTACTACAAAACTGACGATCACGAATCTAAAAAAGTGAAAATAGAAAAAGGAAAAGTGTATTATGAGAACGACAAAGGCGAGTTTGTTTTAACTCCACTTTCTCCAGAGTCTCAAGCTGTTATGTCAGACGATGAAGCAAGTGATCTAGTTAATCAGATCAGAGACATTCAAGTCTGAAAACATAGCACTTGTTTTGCTCCACGCTTCGTCATATTTCTTTTTCATCTCTTTCTCAAGAAGGGTCTTAACCCTTTCAGAGGTCAAAACGTCTCTCTTTTTTTCGTATAATGGGTGAAGCTTATCTTTCACCTTAGCTATTCTCTCTGGAATAAACTGTACTTCTGCCAGTGTTCCGTTTGAAGTTCTTACATTTACTAAAATATCCCTATACCCATCAGAAGTAGGATTGCCTATTCTGTTTTTTACTCTAACAACATCAAAGGCTTCTTTAATCTCTTTTATAACCTTGTTGAAATCCCGAGTCTCTTTAATTAAATAAGCTCCTCTGTTCATATCCCACACAATGTCACCAAGCTCTGTTTCTTCAAACATCTTATCAAGTGACCTTCCATCACTTTTCCTCATAAAACTAGGATCACTAACTTCTACATTGTTTCTTGACCCTATTTCTAAAATATCATCCTTGAATTCCTCGTAAACTCCTGCAGTCTTCTTCTTAAATCTAACAAACCTAGCCTTTTGTTCCTTGCTCAAGGCGTTAAACTTAGTTTTCTGGCTTTCAATATAACTATTTGTGCCAGTTTCTTTTATCTCAATCTTGCTCAAGTCTCCCAGTTCGTCTGCATACTTTCCTGACATAGCCACCTTCCCTCCATCAGACTTCTTGATAGCCTCGATAATAGCTTCGTCTGACATAGTGTTCAACCTGAACGTTTGTCCGCTCGCAAGGTCATATATAGCCTTCTGGTTAGAAGCCCTTGCATTTCCTATAGCCGTCACAGGATCAGTGCTAACATTAGATATATCTAAGTATAAATCTCCTTTCTCCATCCATGCTCCAAGGACATTTCCTTCTTTGGACAAAACGTCTTTAAAGTCGTCGGCGTATTTATCAATGTGTGGCTTAATCTCAGTTATGCCAAGCTTTTGTATAGGAACAACCCTTTCGGTGTTCTTTACAGGAGAAAAGGCTATGCCTTCCTTAACTTTGACATTGTCTATGATTTTATTTGTAGAACCTCCAGAAGCTACTATTCTTTTTGCCAATACTGAAGAGTCAGCTCCTACCCTAGCCTGGTTCCAGATGTCTGTTAGTTGGGATTTTGATAATGGTTTTGGTGCGTCATACTTTGTTGTATAAATATATTCAGCACCAATAAAAAATGGGTCCTCTTTGAAATAATCAGCTTCGTCTTCAAGTATCAAATCTTTTGCTTTAACCTCTTTACTAACAACATTTTCTGCACCAGAATAAGAGGCTGCTGAGTCAAAATCTGTGGTAACAAAATCGCCATCGTTTATCTGCTTTTTTATTTTCCCAGTAACATCATCTATTCCTCTATAAATAGTTACTGTTTCTTCTGGGTCTATTCCTAATTCAGTTATTTTTACACCCCCTTCTGTACCACCAAGCCGTAATTCAGGAGTATACTCATTATATTGAGTAGCACTACCCATATAATGGTTATAAAACTCCTCTGCACTCTTATACTTCTTAGCTTCAGCTGTTAGGCTTTTAGTTGGTGGGTTTACGCCCTTATTAAAAGCTGGTATACTGTCATCGATGTTAGAATTCTTAGTTATACTGGTCTTAGGAATCGTACTTTCATTTACTGATCGCTGATTATCGAACACACCAGACCCTTCCCTGAATTGTTGGCTTCGTGATTCTAATATGTCTCCAGCTGGTCCTGCCTGGATTGTTTCACCTGCAGGGAGCTTTAATGGTTCTGTTCCTTCAGCAACTCCTTTTAACCCTGATTCTTCAAGCCACTTCTCAAAAAGGATTTGTCTTTTTGCTGCATTTTGAGTAGATATAACCTCTAACGGAAGCCCTGGTATTTCCTTCATAATCTTAATGTCGTTTGTAACCAATGCCCTGATTATTTTGGCTTGTATAGCTGGTGTTCCAGTTATCTTCTTAATTCCCAGAACCGCTAGTGAACTTGGGTTTATCGCTCCTCCAACAAGTAGTAAATTATCAGTAAGGCTGAATTGATTATTTACCAATTTTCTTATCGCTTTACTCTCAATGGAATCCATAGCCGCTCTTGTAAGCTGAATCTCTTTACTAAGATCTGATGCGTTCCCAAATCCAGAAGCCTCAGCCTCATCTATGAAATCCCTTCTAAGCTCATTGTCTAAATTAGTAGCCCTGTCAACCAGCTCGCTATTATTGTCTTTTAAGTATCCAGTTTTAACCTTGCTTTCATACAGCCTTTTCATTTCTAGGTTTTCAGCCATGGTTAGCCCCTCTCCATCATACTTAGCCCTTAATTGTTTTACCCTTTTTAAATTTTTCTTATCTAGCGTTCTTTCAAATCTTCCCGCCATCTCCTCTAAAATATCATCTGCAACCTTAAATTTATACTTTCCTTCAATACTGCTAATAGTGCTGTCAAATGCCTCCTTAACCTTAGAGAATCTCGCCCCCAGCTGTTCTACTACTTGCTCTGGAGTTCCTATAATGTCTCTTTCTAGCAAGAAGTTACCCATTGTTTGCCCTTTAGATAACTTGTAAAAGTGTTCTGCTCCTCTTGCTGGATCAACCTTAACAAGCGAGTTCATCATAGACTCAGCAGTCTTGTTACGAGTAGCCACAAATCTCGGCTTGGTTATAACTTCTACTGTTTTTGTTAATGTAGACTTTGCTATTTCACCAGTCTTTTTAACCGCTGGTCCAAAAGCCTCTATCCCCGCAGCTCCTACCTCTTTAGCTCCTGCACCAGTCACTTTTAGTATTTCTGGAAGGCTTTTTAAAAGCCCCTTTGTCAATAGTACGTCGATTATAGGTCTAGCAAGGTCTAGTGTTGCACCTGTTCTTTCTATCTCTAGTGCTACATCTGGATTTTCTTTAATAAAGGTGGACACGTCTGCTCCAACGTCCTTTAATCCTTCGTCTACATACTCTGGAGAAAGTGCTCCAGCTACAGATGCTATGTCTGATCCTATACTCTTTGGAGATTGAACCCAGTCACCAGGCTTACCAGTTGGAATAAACTCTGCTTCTAAAACAGACTCAATCGCTGGATCAACAAACTGATCATATAAAGCTGCTATAATTGGTTTACTATATGGGAGGGCTTCTGTCCCTAAATCGTCAACCTTATCCTTTATCCATCCAGTTATTTTTGCATTCCATGCAGCTGGCTGTTGTGCCAATGGGTATTCAGATGGGTCTATGTTGCTCAACCTTGTTCCAAAGTCCTCTCCCTTGGCCTCTAGCTCTGCCTGCTGAGCCTTTATCCTGTCTCGTTGTATAATTCCTTCCTCTGCTCCTTCCATCGCCGCAGAGGGGATATTCTTAACCTTGTCTATAAAGCCTCTGTCCTCTACTTCTCTTTTCTGAATAAGCTCATCCCTCTTGGCATTTATGTCTACACCAACATCCCTGGCCTTGGCCTTAGTCGCCTCTAGTTCTTGCCCCTGTTCAGATCCCATAAACTTTTCTGCAAAAGGAAGGGCCGCTGAGACAGCAGGAGAGCTCGCCAAGACAGTCTTTTTAAGTGCTTGAGCTAATTTTTCTTCAGATACTTTTCCAGAATGTAAATCGTCATACACCTGCATTCTCTGCTCTTTTGGGATAGCTTTATTCTGAAAGTAGTCAGAAATTATTCTATTGGTCATGTTTTATTATTGGTTAATGTTATTCTTCTGGTGTTGGATAATTTAGATTAGAGAATCCTGGTACTTCATAATCTTCTTCAACTGCTTCAAGGCCAAGATATCCTTTAATCCAACCTTCTGGAATTCCAGCAGTGTCAGCCCTTCTAACAGCATTGTCAATTGTTTCATTATAACTCCTCTCTGCACCATCCATAAGAAGATGAGCTGCATCTACGGCCGCTTTTCTGTCTTCTCCAGTAAGCCCCGCTCCTCCTGATAACAGCTGGTCATATGTACCTTGCATCCTGTTAACTAACGATAGATTCTCAGGAGTTCTATTGTACTCAGACTCCCTTACTACAGACGTTGGATCTAAGATCTTGTTATAAACAGTAATCAGCCCCTGGTCCAGGAACGTCTTGCTTCCTGATGGATCATCAAGAAAGGCTTGATACAGTGAGTCCATTTGAGAGGTCTTCGTTTTTGTTGCCGTATAATCCTCTATCCCTTTAGCATAGTCATCATATATTCTTTCTGCTCTTGGGATGTACTTCTTTCTCTCTATTTCGGCCACAGTGTTTTCAATAATTTCTGAATCACCAGTTTTTAAGGCTGTGTCATATGCCTCTTGATTGCTTTTCCTGGTTTGAGTTGATTCGCCCGCACTAGCATTAACCACCCTTAAGTCCAGATCTGTTTTAACCGTTTTTGCACCCTCGACAATAGTGGCATTGGGCGGATTGGCATATCCAACCAGATCCATGTCCTTAATGTTTCGACTATTTGGCATAGGGGGGTCAGATATATTAGGATTACCATCTCCGATGTTTGCCTCCATTGTCATTATCTCTCCATTATCTCCTATTTGGGTAATAAGCCCTACGTGGTTGTTATTGGTAATAAATGCCATACCAGGCTTAAGCATTTGCTGGTAGTTATTGATGTTAACATCCTTGGCCTTTGTAGTAACCTTTCCGTTTTTATCTGCCTGGGTGTCACCAAATCCCCCACTACCTCCACTAGACAATCCCCACACCCTGTTTACAAATTCTCCACATTGATAATCCTTAAATCCGCCTTCTTGAGAAATTACAAGTGCTCCACCTACATATTCCACGCTTAATCCTTCCAATGGCTTGTTAGGGACATATGCCTCCCCACCAGTGCCATACAACTCATCTCTAATAGCCTGGTTTTCATAATAGGTTGCCCAGTCAGACTGAGAAACTGGTTGTCCGTTAGCCTTCTTTAGTTCAATGTTAGCTTTTGCCTGTGATAGCTTCAAATCAGCTTGATACATTGGGTTCAACTCATTAGGAATTTCCATTGCTGTAGCCAGCGTGGTTAATTGGGATGGAGTATAGTTTCCGCTTTTAGACAGTGTCATAAAGTCGTTCACCTTCATCGCCTCCTCGCTTCTTATTCCGTTAATCTTATTAGTGAAGTCATATTTTAGATCAGCTAATTCAAGCGTTTTAGTCTGTTGATCCATTGATTTGTCGTTCCTGATCGTCTCTGCTGCATTATAATAATTCATAGCTACACTTGCGGGAATCCTTAACGTCTCAGCCAATCCTACTATCTGAGAAGGTTCAAATGTCATTCCTTGATCAACCATTCCAGTAAATGAAGTCATGTTAGCCCTCATCTCTGCTCCAGTTGTCTCCATTACGTTCAGTGCCAGTTCAGTCTGCATCTTTGCAGCTTCTAGCATTCTTATCTTGTCATTCTCAATCTCTCTTTCTGCTGCATCTAATCTAGCTTGGTATCTATCAATTTGTTCGGCGTCATCACCTTGCTGAGCTTTCTTTAGGGCTGTCATAGCTTGCTGCCTCTGCATCTCGTGATTATCGTATGTTCTCACTAATTCTTTTCTTCTGCTTTCCATCTCTTGTGCAAACTCTTTTCCAAGAGTAGCTGATGTAGCACTCACCACACCTTCTCTGCCTTGAGCTAGGCCAGCTATTGTTGCAGCCTTCGCCCCCTCGCTTTGTTTTTCAAAATCTCTAATAACCCCTCTCTCAGCACCAGCTTGATACTGCTGCATTTTCTCCAAGTACCTCATAGCTTCTCGCTTCTCATCCTCTCTCATTTCCATAAACTCCTTTTGAGATGTTGGCATCCAAGAAGTATCAAGACCAAGCTCTTTTCCAGTAGCTATTAGGTCTTCATAATCCTTGTACCAAACCTTACCCCAAGCCTCCTCTTCAGTTGTTCTAACTTCCTCTTCATCAGCCAACAATTCTTCCTTAGTAGGTCCTCCTGCTTCATCCACAACCTTCTCAAACTCTGTCTTATTTTCGTCCTGCATACTTTTGGCAGCCTTAACTAGATTACCATTAAACTGTTGCGCTAGCTCTTCACTAACCTGGTAGTCCTTGCCTCCAAAGTTAACACCAGCTGAATAAGTGTACTTTCCCTCGTCGTTCTTGTCGTTCCTACTGAACACGGCTCCTCCAATGTTCTTTTCGACAGGGAAGTCTCCAGTGTTTGTGCTTTGCAGCGTTACTGTTTTACCTGCATTTGAGTTACTAGGACCTGGATAATCCACTGCTCCTGGAATCTTCGTTGGTGGTTTTACTGGATCAGGCTTCAAGCCAGCGGCTTTCATCTTGTCGAGCTCTTTTTGCCTGCTCTCCTTGGTGATTGTTCCAGTATCGTCCGAAAACCTGCTGTGGTATTTAGGTTTAATTGCCATATGTTATTATGTTAATTTTTTAGTATACTCCACAGTCAACACCTCCAAGCTCTACCACTACTCTATCGCTTGAGTTGTTTACAATTTCTATGTCAACCTTGTCTCCTGCTTCTACATTAGCACCGACTGATGTGTCTTGGTCTATTCCGTAAGGAATTGCTGCTACATTATCGTCGTTGACAAACAGGTCTATATCAGGTGACCCCGTAACATCCTTGGATGTAATGATAGGCTTCATGTAGCATCTGCTGTCGTCACTGTCTCCATAAGTTGCATATACGTAAGGGCCAAACGCCTTTGTTATATGGAAAGGCTCCCCCCCAGCCCCAGCTGTTGACTCTAAGGTTGAGTTCTGTGCCAGTGCTGGAGTGTCATGCTCTAAGTAAGCAATGTTCAAGGCGTCACTAGTCTGCTTCCATGTCAACATTGACAGTGAGGGGCTAATCTCTTGTATTTGAGGCTTATAGTTAAGGTTTGAATACGCAACTGTTGTTAAGGTCGTTGCGGCTCCTGATGTAACTGTAGTCCCACTAATAGTAAGGGGATAGTAAACGATGCTACCAGCTGCTCCTCCTGTGTGAGCCTCAGCAACTAGGCCTCCACTCGTAGTACTTGTGGCTACAACCTGGCACATGTCCTCTGTGCTAGATACTGTGTCCGCTGCTCCAAATGTTTCAGTTGATACCGTGTATACTGCTGCCTTTAAATCAAACAGGTTTCCTGCAGTTTTCCATTGTCCAGCTGAATATAGAATTTTGTCATCATCAAGTAATGAAATTGAATTCTGACCGCCATCACCTGAGTTAGCCATTGTTAAAAAGTCTTCAGTGTCACCAATGGCCACTCCTGTAGTTGGATTTACGGTCAACTTACATATTCCAAATGTTCCAGTTCCATAACCAGTTGTTATCACTGGGAACAAGATAGTTTCTTGGTCGTATAGCATTGGCTTTCCAAAGAATTCCCAAATAGCCGTAGCTATTACATACTCAGTAGAATATGTAATGTCTATAGCGCCCCCAGCTACACTGACTGCCAATGCCTCAGTATTCGCTGAGTCTGTATATATGACAGAGAATACATCTTTCGCCCCAGTGGACACTACTGCCTTAACGTTGTACGACGTAGACATTAAGACACTGTCAAGATATGTAAGAGACCCATCCGTTTCGTCAATTTCATAAAGTTCTAGTGTGTAGTCTGCTCCTGTTAATAGGTATTTTCCTTGCGTGGCACATCCAATCTCCTGGTCAGTTATTGGCCCAAGATTAACAGCGGACCCTACAGCCAGTGTATCTAGCTTGTAAGCAGATGTAGTTATCTGTTCTACCGTACTAGCTATGTTTCCTGGTAGGTTAACAGCCCTAGTATAAGAATCTCCTGGGTCTATTGTATATTCACTTCTTCTTAGGTATCCAAGTGAGTCAAGTGCTGAGTCACTAGTTGCATCTCCAAGCTCTGTGTTGCCGTAAGGGTACATCAATCCATCTGTAGCAGTTGCATTATCTCTTAACGTAAACAGTCCCTCTTGAGGATAGTCTTCAAAGCTCTTTTCTATATAAGGGACGATAGTCTGCCCTACTCTTCCATCTGCATCTAGCGCAACTACTTTCCCTGCATCAGCAGTAGCATCTAGCACTGCATCAGTCACTACTCCATTACCAGTATCTGCATCCATCCAGTTAGAAGCTCCTGCTCCTGAGATGTCTGTTCCTACTCCACCACCTACTGCACTTGTAACAGTCATAGCTGATGAAGAGGTAGTATCAACTGAAGTAATAACAAAGTGGTCAACACTCCATGCTACGGTCTCAGTGCTCGTAGTTTGAGTTCTAAGGGCTGTTTGTATATAAGTAGCAACATCTGCCATTGAAGTTACTCCAGTAAAGTCTATAGCTGTTACGTCGTAAGCAACACCATCCACTGTAATTGCAAACTCACCATCTAATACTGCTAACCAGTTGTTAAATGTTCCTTCTGCACTTGAACCACCTGTTAAGTAAGCTGGGTCATATGTTTCATGTTCAACTACGGTAGTATTCTTTGTATCAGCCACTATCTCTAAGGTCTCATTTCCTCCTGGATTTAATACGTTCAATGTGATGTTTGTTCCTGCAACCACCTTGCTATTCAAATTCCCTGGAGTTGTATCAGCTCCTGTAATTACTACAAGACTTCCAGCTGTAACGTCATCAATGTCGTTCCATACAGCCCCATCATTTGAATACTGAGCTTTTCCAGATGTAGCATTCTTTTTAATAAATCCTGTGTCTGAAGCTAAAGCTGCAATCAAAGTTACATCTGAATCTGTACCATCTCCGATCTTAATTTCTGTTCCACCAGTTGCGATCTCACCATTTAAAGCTGCGTTATTAAGCATTTGAGTAATCCCTGAAATCTGACAGAACACTGAATCTCCTGATTTGTGTTGTACTGCCAAACTTGAATCTCCTGTAGTCCAGTCTAATCCTTCTAGTCTTACTCCCCTCACTACTCCTGTTGCTGTTAATCCGTCTGCACTTAAAGCTCCTGCTGGAACCAATATAGACTCTACATAAGAGTTTTCATTTCTCATTCCTGCTAAAAATGCTTTTGATACAACATTCCCATCATGGTCTAAAGGAGGATAGTTGAATTTAATCGTAGTAGCATTTGCACTAATTGGTGCGGATAATCTAGGATTCTCTGCGTCAGGCCGTGCCCATTGGAACCAAGCCATCTCCGCGATGGTTGGAAGTATTGTTGCTGGTGTGTATGCCATGTTAATTTAATTAAGATATTTTAGTTTGTTTTCTTCTTCTTATTCTAGCTCCGTCTTTTATATCAGCGGAGAACCAGTTAATTATATGGGGTTCAAGATTAGAACTTGTGAATCTCACAGACGCTCTTTGGACATTCCTTATTCTAGGATTACATCCATCGAAACTCTCCACCATTGCAGATAGATCGTAATCACCTCCCCAGGCACTTTGTCCATAGTTTGCTGTTCCCCATCCATCTTGTAAATTGTCGTTACGTTGAGCTGACCATCTATGTATTGTCTTAGCCGATTGTGGTGCTCCATCTCGATCATATATATCAAAGTTGATGTCTACCTCAGTATCAACACTAAGAAACCCCTTAGAATAGAAGTTTAACAGTGTGTGCTTATTCATTAAGCTATTCAATGGAAGCTCCTGTGTATAAGTAGCTCCTATCTCAAGTCCGTCATCATTCCATCCACTGAAGCATTTATACACGCTGCCATCTACAGAGCTACAAGCGTATAAAGAATCACCAAATGTCATAAATCTATTTAAACTCCATCCATCAATTTCAAATAACCCCTTAATCTCTTCGCTATCTTTGTATCCCAAGATCTTATTATTTGTACCTGAATCTTGTGCGTAGGTAATCAAACAAAGTTTCCTTGTATCGTCCCATACTATATCTGTCTGAGAGAAGTCTATATTATCAAAGTATTCATCCGAAAGTAGTACTGAAGTCAAAACCTTCTGCTCACTATATGGAACATCTGTCTGTCCTACCTGTATTAGTTGCCATAATCCTCCTTCATTAAGGTAGAAGATACCCTTAGGACTCGTTACTGCTCCTCTCGCTCCTCCAAAATCAACTGTATAGTCTTGTGTCACATCTACTTTTTTAAGCGTTCCTGCGGAGTCTATGGTGTCTATAGTGAAAGCATAATATCCATTATCACTGAAAACTACTATATTAGGCCCTAGTGGTGCGATAGATCTAACTCTACCAGCATTCTTAAAGCTTATTTCTCCTGCATCTGTTGCAGTTGTTCCAACTGTCCAGTTAGTGAATGGAGGATTTGTAGCATCGTCAATAGAAGAGTATTTAACTAACTCATACCCTTCGTCTGTAGCTCCTGCATATAAACGAGGCCCAATAGCTATCAATGTATCACAGGCTGGTGCTGCTGCTACCTCTACAAGCGTGAATGTAGTTAAGTCCATTCTGTGAATCCTATCTCCTTGGTATCCATTATACACGAAGAAGTAATCCCCATATTTAAGTCCACCAAATCCCTCGTTTACACTAAAATCATTTTTCAATATGGTTATAGTGTCTGTAGGGATATTGTATCTAGCTACTGTTGTTCCATATCCAAAGATAATATATTCGTCAGTCCAGCTTTCAAGCATAGTGATTACTTCATCACCAGCTGATTCAAATATCTTTTCTATTCCCCCTCTTAATCCTATTCCATACGAATATGGAATATAGTTAATTATTTTTTTAGCATACTCAAGCTTCATCATTTCTGGTAATCCTTCAAGGTTTAACCCCTTCTGACCAGTTGTTGAAACCTGGGTACTCATTCTATTCTGTGCCGTAATTGATAAAGGTGTATATGTCATTAGTATTCGGTTGAATAATCGTAAGTATAAAGTACATGTGGTGTTTTTCTGTATTTCTCAAGCATATCGCTCAACATTCTCACAAATCTGAAATCTGCTAAACTCTCTGCTCCTGGGTCTTCGTCCCATTGTTCGTAATAAACATCTAAAACCTTAATTAAAAAGTCTAAATGTCTATCTTCGAATATAGGAGTTCCTGTAACTGTACCATCTGAAGTCAGATAATCAGTTAAATCCGTCAAATGTGGAGCTTTCGGTAAGTATTTTAGCTTGTAATCCTTATTTGTGATACCTGTGAAGATAAAATCTGTTCCACTATTGTAAAAGCCCTCTAGTTCGCTCCCAGGTCCTGTCTCGTATAGTTTAACATCATGGAGGACCGAAGCCGCATCAAAGTAGTAGAAGCCCAATTTAGGTGAACTAATTGTCCACAGGTCAGTCGGCATTGCCAACGTCTTCGGACTAGCATCGATTGAATAATCATCTGTTTCTAGGAATGTCTCTGGATCAATCTTTGCGATCTTCTCATAGGCAAACCTATTAACGAAGTCACACCATTGAACAAAGGCATCACTATCTACATCAGATATATCGTATTTATACGTCTCAAATGCGTCCCTTAAGTCTGAAAGTAGTATTGCCATAATTGTTTCTTTTTAGATTTTTTAATAACTTTAGGTGCTAGGTAACTCCAGATAGCTAGTCCCGCTTGTACTAAAGCCACAATAGCTACTCCAAAATTGGTTAGTAAGTCAGCTAGTACGGGAATCTCGATGTCAAATGCTATCCCTAGAGAAGTGGTAATGAAAACCACTATTCCTAGGAAGGGTACCCATACACGTCTTTGTGCGATCAGGTTTAGAAATGTTTGCATGTTTATTTGGTTAATTATTTTTTTAGACTCCTTTCACTCTTGTGTCGCTTATTGTCCACCTAGACATGCTATGTGACTGTTAAATATGTATTCACTACTATTCCTAATAATGTGGTGATTCCTGTTACAAGCATATACCACTGGAGCTTCTCGCTCCTGTCTGCCCTGTCGTCTAATCTCTTAATCCCGTCAGTGTTCTTTGTTATTGATATGATCATCTCTGACATGTCTTTCTGGATATGAGATAAGTGGTTGTCCTTTATCTTCTCAACATCCCTAGCAATGTTTTTCATTGAGCCTATAATGTTGGCCATATCCTTGTCGTTCTGGATAACGTGGGATTCTAGTCTTGCTTTTAGGATATCGGAGTTTGTCATGTCTAAGAGTTACTGAATATAAGGGATAAATTTAAAGTTTCTAATGTTCCCTGTGTCTAAATCAAGGTTGAGGTGAGTACAGATAGTATAAGTATTGTCTGTTGAGGGATTAGAACCACCTGATGCGGTTAGTAAAACATAATCAGCGTCAGTAGCTCCCTTCATATAGATTTTGAATACCCCAGAAGCATCTCTGGTTATTCTGAATTTATACCACTCTCCTGATGTGATAATGCCTGCTTCTCCAACAAATAGAAGGGTAGCTCCAACCCCTGTTGACCTTCTTAATGCTACGGTGTCTTGTGTAGCACCGTAATCTGTTACAAGTAAGTGATAGCCAATAGGCTCTACTGTTGCCCCTATTCTGTCAGAAACAAAACTAATATAATCTATGTCTGCGTTAGTAGTTCTTTTAAAATCAAACTCCCAAGTTCCGTACACTTGACTGGAAGGTCTTGTTGCAAGTCCATTAGACACACAAGTCAGGTTCTTGTTAAAACCATCTTCATCATTCACTTTCCAAAACCCACTTTGTAATGTAAAGCCAGTGTTCTCTATTTGTCCTGAAGTTACATTAGCCACACTCTCGTTCCAACCTTTACCATCTGCTATGTAAGCCTTCATATATTTAGGTGTTCCGTCTGGTTCGCATTCAAATATGTTTATATCATCCCATGCTGTGTATCCTGAAGTCTGTCCACTATGATACAAGATGAAGTCTAGTCCTGCATTAGTCCATTCCTTTATGACATCAAAGCGTTGCCAATCTGTTGAAGTTGTTCCTTCCCAGAACACTCCACTAAAGTCGTTTATCTGTGGTGTCCATGTTCCATCACTCTTAGCCCATCCAGTAAACCTATAAGTCTTGCCAACCTGTACTTGGTCATTCACCCTTGCACCAGGAGAAGCTACTCCATTATAGGATATCTTTAAATACTTACCTCCAGAATGAGGTGAATCAGTTTCTTTAGTTACTGTGGCACTGTTAAAGGAGGCATAAGTATCAGTTCCAGTGTCTTCCATATTCCCGTCAGGAAGTATGTTTACATAATTCCCCACACTCTTAACGTCTGTAAGGTTATATGGAATAGCTGTGTTCAACTCTGTAAGTAATTGAGTAGCCTCTTGTGGAGTGAACTCTACTCCGAACTGAGCTGCATATCGTATTGGTCCATCAAACCAAAGAGAACCATAACTAGCTTCTCCCAATACCCAGTTACCTGAATTTAAAGTACTTACTGTGAAGGCAACGTCCTGCGCAAGGGTAGTGTCAACAAGTTGATTATCAACATAAATCTTTACGTTTCCCCCTCCCTTACTCAATCCATTCAACCCACCATAAGTTACAACAACAGTATGTTCTTCTCCATCATTGAACGTGTCGTCAGTTGATATTCTAAATCCTGTAGCAGTGGTTGTTTGATATATTCTAAAAAATATCTGTCCTCCACTTATATACATAGCCCAGCCTGGGAAGATTACCGCACCATCTGACTTAATCATTATCATCTGGATACCAGTCTCTGTTGTAGAAAAAACTGCTGCAAAACTCTGCACCTCATCGTTATCAAAATCAGCTACATTACCGAGGTCGATGTCAGTGTTTCCACCAAAGACAAGATGTCTACCTTTCTCCCCCTTGCCCCAATAAGCATCTCCTGGTGTCAAGGTGGTAGCATAGCCATTAGTAGACTGGTCCTGTAAAGAACCTTTCGTGAAGTCAAATTCTACTCTTGGCGGATATATATCTCTTATCATACGTTTAGGTTAGAAAACATTTGGTTTGAAAGTTCTTTTATTTGTGTTGGAGTAATAACAAAAGGGAACTGGTGAATTGCGTCCATTTCTCCTTCTAGGTAATAATCTATTGTCCCTCTATTAGCACATCCAATATATGTTCCAGTAGTATCATCCGTTCCTGTGACTATTGCCCCAGAAGCTACCAACTTATCATTAGCGTATAGTTTTGATGTTGTGCCATCACAAGTAAAAGCTACAGAATTCCATTGGTTGTACCTAAGCACATCTGATACCGTTACTGATGCTCCATCAGTTCTGCCAAACAACCTAAGTCCTGTTCC